CTTTTTCCGTATCGGCTACCTCCTTCGGGCGACATCCGTCAATCGAAGCGTTCCGTTATTGGGAAGGTTTCGACTGGGATCGTGTTATGACACATTATGCTGTCATAGACCCTGTGGACCCGAAAGGAGTCTTGTATCTTACAGAACGAGAGTATACTTCCATGTTGAAAGTTGCTCTGTCCACAGAGACAGCTATATTAGTTATAGCGCGACCCGGTGATGAGCCTCCTCAAGATTATTACGAGAAAGTTACAAAAGATTTATCCAAAATTTCTCCTTTAACTAAGGCGCAAATATTGTCGTCAAAGTTTTGGAGGAGTACCTTATCTCGATACCAAGTACAAGATAGTAACATGGTCGAAGTCGATTCCGAAAGGATTGTTCGACTAGTAAGTAGCTATTCTATTTTGGTAGCTTCCTACTCAGGTGTGAAATTAGGCCTTACAATGAAAAATTCTATAAGACATTTTGCAACTTATTCTTCGTGTTATATTAAGAGCTCCGGAATCAATGCGTATATATTACGTTTAAAATTGACAAAACTTGCCCTAGAGTTATACCTTGCAGGGTCACGAATTGATACTCGTGATTTAGGTCAATCCCTTCGTTTATCGAAAGGGGGCCTTCCTACTTGGCTACCTCTACAGGCTCGTCAGGCTTTTTTAAACCGTAGTATTGTCCACATTAGGTTCTGGATGTCTCTCTTGAATATATATAGGGCTTTATTGGGAGTTTACCCAGCTCCTACTTACTCATCAATAAGTGATATTTTTACTCCTGATGTCTCTAAGAGCTTACCTTTTGAAAATTTTCTTCGAGATTTTTCGAAGGTATTCGGTTTCTCAGTTCCTCAAGATAAGTTAAAACCAGTGACTTTCCCGTTACTGTTAACGGGGAGTGGGGTCCTTGGAGGTCCTTCAATCTTGTCAGCTCATGTAGCTGCTCGATTGTGGGGATACCAACGAGTAAACTCCATTCGTCGCTGGATGAAACATTTTGAGGATACCAGAGGACTCCGAATATACAATACAGTATATGCTCTGATGAGACCTTGGGCTGATTTCTACCGTCCTAGGTTCTTGGCAAAATCTATCCTTCTTGGTAAACTTCATTTAAAATATGAAGCCGCCGGGAAAGTCCGGGTTTTTGCTATGGCCGATTATTGGACCCAATATTGTTTACTTCCCTTACATAAAAGTCTCTTCTCTTTATTAGAAAAGTTTAATGACTGTGATGCTACTTTCGATCAAGATACTGCAGTATCCAGTTTTTCTGGGCACTCGGAGTATTATTCCTATGATCTTAAATCGGCAACCGATCTAATTCCTCGTTACTTATATAAAGTAATGCTGGATATTATCTACGGAAAACCGATTGGGGATTATTGGGAGACCATGGTAGCAGATCGGGATTTCAAACTTCCTGATGAATCGAAGGGGAAGCCCTACGTCCACGAAGGTAAGACCTTCGTGAGGTATGGTAGAGGACAACCCATGGGAATATTATCCTCATGGGCTTCTCTTGCCCTACTTCATCATTTTCTCGTGCAATTTGCCAACTATCAGGAATCTGGAGAGATCCAGATGTTTGATAAATATCGGGTTTTGGGGGACGATATTGTCATTGCTGATACCAAGGTAGCAAGGAATTATTTACAAATTTGTCAAGACTTGGACATTCCTATTTCTTTAGCAAAAAGCGTCATCTCTCCTCCTTCTTCAATCGAAGGGAAGAAGGGATGGCGTTTGTTTCAATTTGCTAACCAAATAGTGTTAGGACCGGTGAATATCTCACCTTTATCCCTTAAAGAAGAGATTTCATCACAAACCTTTTCCGCTAGACTAGAACTAGTAACTAGACTAGTGGGGAGGGGATGGAGCAGTCCTAAATTGAGTTTTTACCTCAAAGCGCTTCTTCCAATTCATTGGAAGAGAGCACAACATGCCATGAGCAAAGGTCATAGACCTTTATTCATGGATGCCTTGCTTCCTTTACTGCTAAGTCCTATGACTAAAAACATAGGTATAACAGGGTTGAGCAAATATTATGCATGGTTCCAGGTTTTAAGTGGATCATACAATTTTGCTGATCTATTGAATCATAGATTTTGGAATTCTGAGAAACAGGCTTCTTCTAAAGAGAAGTTTGTAGCCTTTTTATCAGAACGAGCTAGAGATATCTATCGAGATATCTTAACTCAACAAGATTGGGGCAACTTAGAAGGAGAAACTAAGAGGATTTCGGATTTCTTAGCTTTTCCACCCAAGTTCTTTGAATGGTACGCTCCTTTTGTAGAGGATTATTTGGTCAAGACTCCTTTTACTGAGGAACTTCCAGATTTAGTATCTCTGGAAACCTCAGGAGAGGGTCGCCTTACGTATATTGCTAACCCTGCCCAAGCTTATTTCTGGGATCCCGATAAGGATATTACGGAGGGATGGATCTCTCCTAAGTATCCTCTATCGAAAGATTCTCCAGAGAAATTGGCTTGGTTGGCATATAGAGAGTCTGCCTTGCCTCTCCTTCACTTTGAAGAAAAAGGTAAGACTCGAACGATTAATGTTAATTTGTTGAATTACATTCTCGTTCGAGAGGCTCTTAGTGACTACTTGGTCACTCTTAAGGAGACTATTTCACCATTATTAAAAATGCCTGCCAAACGCAAGGCAAGGGAACATGATTATATTCCAGATATTTTTGTGTTCTCTGTCCCGAAAGGAGAGTCTCAGCCTCGGGGATCATGGATCCCCCGAGCTGATGCTATTCCTAGAGGGAAGGTATTTGCTTTATTAACAGACTCGGAACATAAAATGAAAGCATTTGACCAAGATTGGGATCAACAATCTCCATTAGTGCCTTGTGTAAGAGATCCTATCTCTTTACCAGTCACTTTTGAGCGGTTGGAGAACCTAGTCTTTATTCAAAGAATTTATACTCGCTTAAAACCTGAAGACTTACTACGTAGATTTGAATATGATTCAAAACCCACATCACAAAACAAGATACGATTACAGAATAAGTTCTTGACATCGCTGCTCGTTTCGCTTCGTAAATCAGGCCTAAAATCGCATCTCTTTAAAGTAAGAGAGGAAATAGTCCCTTGTCTCCCGGGTGTATAAGATAGG